CTAAATGTTGAGCAGCTGCCTCAATATTTTCTGCGTTTAGTTTTTCTGCCATTATTCTGCCATCCTTGTAAAGTTTTTATATTTTTCAAATTTCATTACTCTTGGGAACTTGTCGATTAAAGTATCACCTTTGTGAGATATTACAAACACATTTTCTTTACTCATTGTGTGATATAATATTCTCATAAATTCATCTGTGCCTGATGTATCTAGTGAACTATCAAATATTTCGTCTAGTATGAGTAGATTTGTATTTGTTGAGTTCTTTAGTTTAGCAATCTCACGCCAAGTAAATAGTATTGCCAAATCAATTCTTAACTTTTCACCCTCGCTAAATGAATGATAATTAAACTCATCACGGTGTCTTGACCTAATTGTTTCTTTGAACTCCTCGTCAAGACTAAAGTTGACAAAGAAGTCCATGTCTGCCAAGTTCTTATTGATATACTGATTCATTATTGGTAGATATTGTTTAATAATCTTGGTCTTGATACCAGTATCTTGCATCAAATGTCTTGCAGTATCTATGTATAGTTTTTCTTCTTTATGTTTTAATTTGTTTTTACCTGCCTCAGTTAGTTGTTCTTGTAGTTGATTCAATTCGCCTGTTGCAACGCCTGTTGAAAACTTTTCATCTGACAAACTATCAATTTCTGTTTGTATTTTAGATTTGTATTTCTGAATTTCATTTATAGAAGTTTCGTAGCGATTAATCAATAATTCTTTCTCTCGTATTGCAATCACAGTTTCATTAATCTTATCTAGTTTTTTCTGTGATGTGGTAATGGCATTATCAATCTGTTCCATACCAAGTTCAAGTTCTGTAACTTTGGCTTCTTTCACAACTATCGTTGCCTTCTTAAACGCCTCATCAATTGATTGTTGACAGATAGGACAATCGTCATGTGTTTGAAAAAACTTTAATTCTTTTTTGTGTTTGATACAAGTGTTTTCTAACTTTGCTTCCATAGCCGTTAGTTTGCCATGTTTATCTTTCAGTTTTGTCTGGTCAAGTATCTCTGTTTGTAAATCTGTAATCTCTCGCCTGACACGAGCAATATCTTCTTCATAGTTTTCAATGTCTGTATCAGATTTAGTAATTTCTAATAACTTTAAATCAGCAGTATCTTTATTAGTATTACTGATATCATCTATGTGTTTCTGTTGTGTTTCTATCTTACCATCTAACAACTGAAAATCAAAGTCTGCCTGTTTGATTGTTTCGTCTTGTAACTTTTGTTTCTCTCTAAACATTAAATTCAGTTTAGAAAAGATTTCAATGTCTAGGATTTCTTCAACAACTTCTCGTCTGTGCCTAGCATGAAGTTGCATAAAAGGAACAAATGAGGCGTTGCCTAGTATTACAACTTGAGTGAATGACCTAAAGTTTAGTTTGAGTATGTGTTGTTCTAAATGTTTTTGATAATCTCTGATGGCTGCATCTTGATTCAACATATCACCATTACACCAAATCTCAAATAGATTAGGTTTTATACCACGAATAATCTTATATTCTTTTTTACCTATCTGAAACTCGACTTCAACGATACAGTCTTTCTCATTGATTGTATTAATCAGTTGGTCTTTTTTCACAGCACGAAATGGTTTTGAAAACAAACCAAAACATAAGGCATCTAACATTGTAGATTTGCCGGCGCCATTGTGGCCGACAACTAGTGTTGTGGGCGCTTCGTTTAGATTAATCTCTATAAATTGTTGCCCTGTTGATAAAAAGTTTTTATATCTTACTTTTTTAAATATTATCATTTAATTGCATCCGTATCTTGTGCTTCAATGTACATTTCTTTAATCATCACCTTCAGTCTGTCTTTATCTAGGTCAACTTTCAACTGGTCAACATAGTTACTTACTAAATTCATTGTATCTTCTGCACCTTCGACAACATCATCACTTACATTTATATGTGATAGGTCGGAATAATCTTCTAGTATTTTTAGTTCGTGTACAGATATATCATTATACAGTCTTTCAAGCAATCTGTCAAACATTTCATTATCTTTTTTATTGACAACAACTAACTTAACATACTTTTGATTGTATTCTGTAATGTCAAACTTATCGTAGTTTGTCAAGGCATCATCATAATGAAGTTTAATAAACATAGTAAATGGATTAGGCACAAACTCAACATCTCTTGTTTCAGTATCAAACACATGAAAACCTTTCTGATTGTTATAGTCTGACCATGTGATTTCGTATTGATTGCCTAGATAGTACACTTGACCATCATCATTCTTATGGTGAAAATGACCACTATAAGTTCTTTCAAAACGACTTACAATACTCTTATCATGTCCGTGTGATTGTTTCATAGTATCGTTCATTGCAAAACCATTCAAATCAAAATGACCCATACAGACATCTGCTTCAGCAGTTCTTAACATTTCGATTGAGTTGGCTTCGTTCTCTGGATTAATCCAAGGCATCATTAATAACTTTGTACCATCAAAGTCAACTACTTTTGCTTCTTCGTATATCCAAGGCTCATTAACGCCGTCTGCACTTGTGCATAATTCTTTTATGGCGTTTACTTTGTTTGTGTTTCGATAGTATATGTCGTGATTGCCGATGATGACATGAGTGTCTATCTTCTCATCCCATAGGCGTTTCATAAATTTATTTCTAAAGTTATGTGCAATTCTAAAGTTGATAAACTTTCTTCTATCTACAACATCACCTAAGTGAATAAGTGTTTTGATGTTGTGTTCTTTTAGATAAGGAAAAAATACCTCATCATAAAACTTATGAAAGAAATCATCAAATATAAGACTATCGTTTCTGGCACCGAAATGGGTGTCGTTCAATAAGGCTATTTTCATAATATATTATTTTTTAGTTTCTTTTTTCTTATCTTCTGGTAGTTCTTCTCTACTGTTTCGTCTTAAAAAATCTAACATTTGACTTTGATATTGTGTATCATCGCCGTCTAAAGAGTCCATCATGTTTTCAATACCAAAGTTCTGTATCATCTTTTGTTTAACATGTTGTTGTTTCTTTTCTTTCTGAATTCTACGAATAAATGCATAATAGATTATCTGTGTAAAGTATGCAAATGGGTTCTTACTTTTTTCAGGGTCGAAGTTGTCCATATATTGTAGACAGTTCTCTATGCCGTCTGAAATCATATCATCTCGATATGTATAGTTTATAAAGTTAGGTCGATATGATAGGTGATTAGCAATCTTTAGATAACATTCACCTATATAATTAGTAACAGTAGGTCGTGGTTTGCCTTCTTCTTCAGCCTTAATTCTTAATGCACGATACTCTGTCATTGCTACCAGAAACTTTTTGTTGTCTACATAATGAGGTTTCTGTTTTGGTTTTAGTTTTACTTCTTCTGCCATACTATAGTCCTTTTCTTTTATTGCGCTTTGTAAGATTTTTCAAAGCTTTTACAAGGTTAATTTTCTTATGAGATTTATCTTTTCCAGCAACATGAAGTTTCTCTTTGGTATGTTTCAACTGGGTTTGTTTCTTAATGTTTCTATTAGTTGTTTTATTCATAGTAGTTATTATACTATATCTGATAAGGAAAGTCAAGCATATAATGAAATTAAATTAATTACAAATAAACGCTTGACAAGTCTAAAAATTTAGTGTATAATCGCATATGTAGATGCGGTGAGAGACCATAGAGCTACTAGAGTCTAGTGAAGTTTCTTAGAGTCTATTACATGACCACCAATCACATTAGTCGCTTCTTCATCCCATTCTAGTAGTTCTTCATCATCTTCTTCTGCAATTTCTAATATCCTATCTATATCGTCTGCACTCAAGGCCGGTCTGATTTTCGCATCACTCGTTTCAATTTTCTCTAACACAACTTCATAGTAATGTGCTAAATCAACAGACGCTAGAGTTATCACAACCACTTTGTCTTTTGCAATGACAAACTCTATATCATCAGTAAATGGTATCCATTTTGATAAAGTTGTATCTTCTTTTAGGCCCTCGTTTGTCATACGAGGTATCGTTACTAACTCTAAAGGGTTAATAATTCTCATATGTTCGTCATCAACAGAGATAGTTCCCATTAATAGACTTCCGTCCATTAACTTTGCTAGTCTGTAATCAGTAGGGTGTGTTGGTTCGTTTAATGTTTCCATACTTATATTTATCAGTCCTTGAGGTCTATGCTGTGCATTTCGTAATCAAATTCTTCTTCTGTGTAGATGTTTATTCTCTCCTGAAAGTGTTTAAGAGTAAAGTTTTCTTTAGACTTCCATGTCATATCGTCTGCAATATCATACAATGTAGCATCAACTTTGTTTTCACCAAGTCTTAGGCCACGACCAATCGATTGTAGATTTCTGACTCTACTCTTAGATGGACTTGCAAAGATGATATTATGTAGATTCTTAATGTTGACACCAGTAGAGAATGTGCCATAACTTGCAACAATGATAGCATCTTTTTCTTTCTCAACGATACCTCGAATTGCTTCTCGTTCATCTGCCTCAACACCACCAAAAATATAAAAGACTTTTCTGCCATCAGCTGCCTTGTCTTTTATTATTTGATGTAGATGTTTGCCATGTTTCTCTACAAGTTGAAACAATACAAGGGTGTTGCCTTCTAGTTTAATTGCAAGATTACGAATGAAGTTCTGCCTTGAACGGCTACTTACAAGATAGTCAATCTCATCTTGATACTTGCCTTTTGATATCATTTGACAATGTTCTGGTGTATGTTTCAGAATCAGACAACGAACAGTCAGTTGTGATAGTTGTTTTTTGTCCATCAGTTTCTTTGTTGATGTAACTTTATTGACAGCCCCAAACAAACCCTCTAACACAAGTTTATGTGTCTGAGCGCCGTCAAGTGTTCCTGTCAACCCGATTCGATATTTACAGTCTGTCAGTTTAGACATAATCTCAGTCAATGATTTTGATTTGAACAGGTGCGCCTCATCACCGAACACAACGCCAAACTGGTCGAAGTATGCCTTAGGTAAACGAAACAAACTCTGCCATGTCGATATCAAAACTTTCTTGTCAGTAACATTAGAATACCCACTATACAATCTATGACAATACTTTTCTACATTCCAACCATACTCTTGAAAGTCAGAATACATTTGTTCTACGAGTGAAGTTGTCGGCACGATTAGTAGTATTCGATTGTTTGTGTCGTCTTTGATTAGATGTGAATAGTATCGAATAAGTGAATATATAATAAATGATTTACCACTTGCAGTTGGACTTAATAGTAACGCCCTGTTAAATTTTAGACTGTGATAGATAGCATCGACCTGATAATCTCTTGCTTCGAACTTCTGACCTAGACTATTAGAAAACTTTTCAACAAGTTCTCTGTCTACCTTGTTGTCTATCTCAACATCTTCACCACAGACAACATTGTATCCTCGTTCTTCGGCGAATGATTTAATATATGGAAATAAACCAAAATATATTTCTTTTGTCTTTTGTGAGAACATTCGTATCTTACCGTCCCACATACGATTACGAAATGCAGGCATGAACTTATATCCAGGCACATAGAATGTAAAGAATTCAGATAGTTCTCGTTGAATACTTGGCTCAGCATCAACAGTCAAATACACCTCGTCTTTCTTTTCTAATATAAGAGTTTCCATTACTTAAAAGGTTCGCCTAAAAACCAACCTACTAATGACTTTCTAGGACCTTTTATAACAGGTTTAACTCTATGCCAAAGATAGGAAGGAAATACAATCATTGTGCCTGCTGAAGGTTGTGGTCCAATAATCATACCACCTTTGTTTACTAATAGTGTCGCACTTACATTTTCAACATTAAGTTTAGGCAATTCTTTTGCAGCAGATAGTTCAACAATTTGAAAATCTCCGCCATCATAATCTTCATTTAAAAACACAGTAAAACTTAATTTTCTAACTAGACCATTTTTATATACTGATTCTCGTTGGTCATTATGCCAATCGTAGTAATCACCTTCGTTATAAATTGAATATTGTAGAGGTTCAGATTTTGATAAATTAAATTTCCAATACTTATTATTAATAGAATGAATTTGTTTAGCGATATGGTCTGTAAGTTCTGGCCACGGCAAAGCGCCATCTTTATCCGACTCATCTATCCAAGTAACATTAGAATTTCTAAAAGAAGAACCATCAGCACGCTTTTGATTTGCAACTTTAAATATTTGTTGTTCACTTCTTTTAATGATTTCTTCTACATCAAAATCAAGTTCTGCAACAGCATATGTTTTATATGAACTCATTAGAGGGCGCCACTTGTAAATCTCGCCCAATCGATAGCATTTTTAATTACAAAGTTTCTACTGTTAATGCTTCTCAATAATTGTTCAAGATAGTTTACTACTTGTCGTAGATATACTTCTTTCTGGTCTGCCTTTTGCAATTCTTCATCTGAATCCATATAGATATGAACATCTGCCTTGAGTATTTTTAAGTCAAACGGTTTCTCTTTATAGACTGATGGGTCTGATTTGCCTGTGTAGTATTCCCACTTCTGTCGTTTAAGAACCTTATGGTCATATTCTGCTTTCTTTAGAAGTAAAGAAAACTTGTTGAAGTGTTGTAGGTATTTGTTATGAAGTATTGGTATGTTTATTGATTCTGTACCTAAGTCAGTATCGTCTATTTTTAAATCTCTGTTAGCTGATTCTTGTAGTTCTTCTAGTGTCATAATTTATTTACTCGGTGATATATTAAAAGATATTGATATTCTTTCTTCAGTTTTATTCATATTTGATTCTACGAAATGCATTAACCAACTTGGAAATAAGTATAAAGTATTTTCAATTGCTGGGGCTTTGACTAAACTAGTATTATATTGATTATATTCTTCGGGTTCATTTACATCGCCAGGAAGAGATTGAAAAGAATTATAATAAAAACCTAATTCGTTCATTGATGGGTGTTGAAAAACAATATTACCAGCATCACTAGGTGCTTTAACATAGTACACGCCTGATATAGCAGAACCTGGGTGATTATGAACTCTATTTGAATCTTTGTATGAATTAGTATTCATCCATATAGATTCTATTTTTTGAGTAAGTTTTTTATTAAGAAATTGTTGAGCAAATATGTTTGCATTTGTTTCTATTTCTTTGATGAGTGGGTCTAAGGGACCTTTATGTGGTAAGATAAAATTTGATTGATACCCACCATTATTACTCTTATCTTCGCTTATTTTATTTTTTTGTTGATGTTTTTTACAGAAGTCTTTTAAATTTGTAAGATTTAAATTAAGGTCAGCGCTATATAGAGGCGTTGCAAAAAGACTTTTTAGATATCGCTTTGGTTGAGCAGATTTTGTTTGATATGAAGCCATTATTTATTCATTATTTAAGTGTATCAATTATATTTATACGCCCACAAAAAGTGGGTATTTCAAGTGTTACAGTTGAACTATTTCATAGTACATGTAACTAAAATCTACAGTTGATTGTAGATAATTCACATCACTTGCTTGTACATCATATGATAATGCACCAAGAGATGTTGGAAAAATATTGTGAAATCTTATTTCTGTTACAGCAATATTCTTACTATTTAAAATTGTTAGTGTGGCATCCGAATATGTGCCACCATCTGGTACTGTATTGTTGTTCGGTGAGTTTGTAGTCTGACCAGGAAATCTATCTGTGCCTGTATCTCTCAGAGTCGAGAATTGTGTATGATTTTGTGGTGCACCAAGACCTATTATCCAGTCGTGTATTTCTTTATAGTTATTTAGATTCTCATCTACAAGAAATGATATCGCCAAGTCTTGATATGTAACTTTATCACCAGGAAAAGGTATAGATTTGAGTGGCGTGTCTACATCTGCTACGCCTAACCCGATGCCAGGAATGTTTGCAGTCTGGCAAAAGAACTCTACAGTCGGTAGTTTAGAGCATTTAAACCTAAATTGTACAGGACTTGCATAGTCTAATACAGATGGCTCTCTAGTATTTACATTCGTTGTTGACATTAGTTATTTACAGGT